CAAATGAGTTGCAATCTTATAAAAACATTCACCTATGTACTCAGGTATAGGTGGAATTTGTTCTCCTTCAGATTCAGCTTCATTTACTTCATCTTTCCATTCTAACATCGCTGCTAGAAATTCTTTATTATCCACATAATGTGGTTTTTTAGGTTTTTCACTATTACTCATATTATACTCCTTTTTTTGAAAATGTCAAGTCATTTATTTTTGTCTTGACTATTGAGAAAATACCATGTATACTTTGTATGTTCAGGTTCAAGTTACATCTGTACCTTATGGATTTCGTAGTCGAACTCCTCTTGGTTATAGATGCTGATCCTCTCTGCAAAGTGTTTAATGGTGTGATTCCGACCATCGAAATCATCAGCTATATCATATAAATTTGCACTTACCTTACTATCATGCAACCGCAATCCCCTACCTATTGATTGTAGATTTCTGATGCGAGACTTATAAGGACTAGCGAAAATGATGTTATGAAGGTTCCTAATATTGATGCCAGTACTAAATACACCAAAACTGGCGACAATAATCCTTCCATTTGATTGTTCTGTGAGCTTTCTAATTCCTTCTCTTGTTTCGGTATCTGTAGCTCCATAAACCAAGTGAACTTCATTTGTTTTCTCCTTTATCAGTTTATATAATAACTCTCCATGTTTTATTAACGAAAAAAGGACGAGCGTGTTACCTTTCTGATCTACGCTTAAATTACGAATCAAATTATTTCTCTTTGGATGCTGGGTTATATACTTAATTTCATCTTGATATTTCCTTATTATACACTCTTCTTTTGAATAAGTCAAGACAATTCCTGTCACTTTTATATCAGAAAGTTGTTTCTTATCAATGAGTTGACGAGTTGTAGTAACCTGTTTTACTGGTCCAAATAACCCCTCAAGTACTAACCTATGACTCTGTGTATCGTTTAGAGTCCCTGTTAAACCATATTTGTACTCCGTACTTATTGTTTTATTCATGATCTTCTTGAGAGAATCAGCCTTAAATGTATGGGCCTCATCTCCAAAGATCACTCTAAATTTTCTAAAATAACTCTGAGGTTCTTTATATAATGACTGCCATGTTGATATGTAAACTATTTTCCCCTCAGCTTGTTTCTCTCTACCTGAGTATATTCTATGACAATAATAATCTGAATTCCATCCATACTCTTTAAAATCAGAGAACATCTGTTCCACTAGTGAAGTAGTAGGAACCAATAATAACATACAATCTTTGCCTGGATCATGCAAAAATTTCTGATAATATCGAATCAGTATATAAATTATAAGGGATTTACCCGATGCAGTAGGACTAACAAGGAGGCTGCGGCCAGTTCTGATACTATGATGAACTGCATCCACTTGGTAATCCCTAGCTTCATACGGAATCCCCAATCTTGAAATAAACGACTCAACATTTTCTTTGTGAATTGAAAGGGGCGACCAATTCCCCCCTGTTAATGAATATGATCTTTTTTCTGCAAATTCTCTGATATAGTTATATAACCCACTGTAAATTTGGTTAGTCCTAGTATCAAATAGTCTTATCTTACCATCCCAAAACCTGTTCTTGTATGCAGGCATAAACTTAGCTTCTGGGATATCAAAACTGAAAAATTCATTCAGTTCCCTCGCAATACTTCTCTCACACTCCACTTGAAGATAGACTTCATTCTTCTTATGTAATGTGATATCAGATTCCAGCCTCAAACTTTCTCCACTCTATCGCATTTTTGATCTGAAAGGATCGGTTTGAAATGGACTTAACAACTTCTTGGAGATATTCTACTACAGTCTCATAGTATTCAACCTTTCCCTTGAGTTCCCTGACTTCTTCATCAGCCTCAATAAAGGTTCGTTCTTCGTCTTTGGTTTTTAATTTTAATGGAAAATCTCCTTTCTCCTTATAGACTTCTTCTGGGGCTTTACCTGTATAGTAGATCCATTTGTTCCTTTTGAGAACTGCAAAATCACCTTGAGTTTTTTTGAGAAGTAGAGAATGCTCCGTAAGAAGCTGTAGATATTTTGAATGGAGTGAAGGGATTCGTAGGGACTCAATATCTAACTCCATATCGTTGATCTTGAGATCCTTTTTTACTTTATCTTGTATTTCAGTTAGTGTCATAATGTAGTTTCAAGTTGAGTCGCTCAAGGCACCCAAGTATGTTGTCGCACATGAATCGAGTGGACTGATTTATTGGAAAATCTGTCTGAGCGACTCATTACTATTTATGTTGCATTTTTAAACTCATAATACAAATATCTGAAAGAAGCTTCAACTCTAATATATTCCACATCAGAAGTATCAGTTGTTAGATCAATACCACTCAAACTAGTAGGAAATATATCCCTAAAATGGACTTCAACTTTTGCAATATTTTTAGAATTATAAAATGTCATGGTTGCATCCGAATAAGACGCCCCATCAGTTAAAGTTGTTTTTTGTCCAGCTTGATTTGAATAGGTTACTCTAGATGCACCTGGCAAAACTGTATTTACTTTTCTATCAGATAAAACATCAGAAAATTGAGAATGTTGTTTTGGAAATCCAAGACCAACCAACCATTCCCACATTTCTCTATAATTTTTTAATTCTTCATCTGCAAGAAACTGTATATTCAGAGTATCAAATGTAAGTTTATCCCCAGAGATGGGCATATCGGACATAGGTGTAGGAAACTGAGCCTCTCCCAGAGTAATGCCTGGTATATTTGCATTGGTGCAAAACCAAGTGGTTAGGGGGAGTCGATCAAAGTTAATTCTCCATTGATTTGGAGAAGCGTAATCGTATGTTGTGGGTTGACTTGCATCGGCCATAATTTACCTCTACAAGTATTTAGGTGGGTTTGAAAGGGGAGTCTCTTTTACCCCCCTTTCAAATATGTGATTACATGATGTTTGTAACCTTAGCACGCCTGTAGTAACAGTTACTATCAGCAGTAGAAGGTTGAGAATCAGATTGAATCGCAGCTGTGGAGTGAACCTTAGAGAAAGGATTCACTGCCATTCCGTAACGTGTCTTGAAGGCAATCCTTGGTTGGAAAGTTTCTTCAGAGACGGCACGGACCATTTGCAATGGAACGTATGGGCAGTAGAACAACCCAGCGTCGTATGCAGATGAACCACGATAACCAGCAACATACCAATCACTTGCACCATCAGAAGCAGATGCATAAGGATCGACATAAACTTTAATTCGTCCGTTGATTGTTCCAGCGAAAGTATTTCCGGCAGGATCAACATTCAAATTAGTTGACATTGCAGGTGCATAGTCGAGTACTCCGGCCATTGACAGAGCTGATGCTGTGTCAGCGGAACAAAGTAAGATGTTTCCT